GTCCATCTCCGGCCGCGTGAATGAGCTGGTGGCCGCCCAGCGCCTGCTGCGCGACCGCGCCCATCCGCGCCCCTGCCTGGTGTCAGGCCGCATGATCGAGCCGCTGAGCGTGCCGGTTCGTCAGGAAAGGCTGTGCTACTGATGCGCCTAGCCAGTGATATCGAAGCGGCCTGCCGCCCGGTAAAAGCGCCGGCTGCGGAGTGGGGTGCGGTATGGCAGTAGAAATTATGGCTGCCGTGTTCCGCCGCTACCCGAGCGGTGGCAATGAGCGCTTGCTGGCTCTGGCGATCGCCGACCAGGCCGACCGCAACGGGCAAAAGATTTTCCCTTCTGTGGCCACGCTGGCGGAGATGTCGGCGCAGTCCGAGCGAAGCGTGCAGCGGCTGGTGCATGTCATGTTGGCTTCGGGCTGGCTGCTGCTGGTGCGCAAGAGCAGCGGTCGGCGTGGTGACTGCAATGAATATCGCATCAGCCCGGAATGGCTGGCCGGCGGCGACCCGGTACCTCCCGTTGTAATCCCTGACAGGCGAACGATTAAGCGCGCGACCGGCACCCCGGTCAGCGCTGAAAAACCGCTTCCCACGGGTGACAAATTGGCACCCGTGGCGGTGGCTGTGGATAACGTCAAAACCCAGCCTGCCACGGGTGACACACAGGGTTTATCGGGTGACACCCAGGGCTTATCGGGTGACACAGCTGTGTCACCCAACCCGTATTTACCCGTTAATACCCAAAGACCCCCCTACCCCCCAACGGGGGGCGCGAGCGGTTTTGAAGATTTCTGGCGAGAGTGGCCCCGAAAGGTCGACCAGGAAAAAGCCCGCGCAGCGTGGGCAGCGCTTTCGCCGACCGCCGAGCTCGCCGCAGAAATCGTCGGTTCCGTCAAGCGCTGGGCAAAGACCGAGGAGTGGGGCCGCGAGGCTGGCCGCTTCATCCCCAAGCCGGGCAACTGGCTGCGCAGCCGTCGCTGGCAAGATCTGCCGGGCATCGCCCTGCCACCGCCTGAGCAGCCGCCCTGGCCCGAGACGGTGCAGGCCAAACCGCACGTGCCCATGCCGCCCGACGTGCGCGCCAAGATCGAGAGCCTGCTGGCCAACAAGCGCCGCCTGTCTGCCAACAAGCCGGCGCGGCAACGGCACGAGGAGCGCGCGGCATGACCAGGGCCGAAGCGTTGACCAAGCTGCTGGCACTCGGGCCATTGACCTATCCCGAGCTGATCGATGTGACGCGCTGGCCACGCGATGAGCTGGACGCCACCATCGCCAGCACCGTGGCCGTGACCTGGCGCAACGGTGGTCGCGGCCAACGGGAATACATGCTGCGCGGGTATGGGCGCAGCGCGCTCGCCACGTTGGCCGCGTCACCAGCCACCCACCCCCCAGTAGGTACTCCCCCGGCTGGGAGCCGTGCGGGTAATTCGCACCCCGCGGATTCTGGGCTGGAAGGGTTTTTCGGTCAGGTTAACCGAGGGGAGAGGGTTATCTGATGCCGATTGATGGTGATCAGGTTACCGGCGGGCACATCACGCAGAAGGCTGCTGCTGCGGCGCTTGGCGTCAGCAGTCCGTACCTGTCGAAATTGCGCCGGCAGGGCAAGATCACGCCGGAGCCGGATGGCCTGTGGGATCTGGAAAATCTGAAAGCGCAGATCCAGCGCAGCCGCGACATCAACCAGGCGATGGCAGCTGACACCCGCCGCCGCTCCCGTGACGAAGATGCCGATCCTGAGGCGCCTGCATTCACTGCCCTCGACCTGGTCGACGGGTCTGCCGATCCACCGCCGGACGCCGATGCCGTCGCCGACACCGACGACCTCGACGAAAACCCCGAGTACACCGACGACTACGTTGAGAACTTCAAGATCGCGCGCAGCTTTCGCGAGCGGGAAGACGCTCGCAAGGCTCGCATCGAGCGGATGGAAAAAGAAAAGTCGCTGACGCCGGTGGCCGATGTGCAACGCGAGCGCTTCACCGAGTCGCGCATGATCCGCGACACCCTGATGGGCGCCTTCCCGACCAAGGTGGCGCCGGCGCTGGCCCTGATCAGCGACGCCTTCGAGCTGGAGCGCCACCTGCGCAACGCCTTGCGCGAAGCGCTGATCAACCTGGTGGAGGACGTGCGTGCCATTCGCTGATGGTGCCCATGCCTGCCGTGAGGCGTTCTGTGCCGGCCTGCTACCCGACCCCGAAATGTGGGTCGACGAATGGGCCGAGGCGCACGCCTACATTCCGTCCGAGGGCAATGCGGAGGCCGGCAAATACAAGGCCGACCGCACCCCGTTCGCGCGCGAGGTCATGCGCGTACTCAGCCCTGGCCACCCCTGCAACCGGGTGGTCGTGATGGGTGCATCGCAGCTGCTCAAAACCCAGACCGCCATGAACTGGATGATGGCGTCGGTCGATGCCGCCGCTGCCAACCTGCTGGCCCTGATGCCATCCGGCGACCTGGCCGCACGACTGAGCGCGCGGATCAACAACACCATCAAGGCCACGCCCAGGGTGCGCGACCTGTTCTCGGCGCCCCGCAGCCGTGAAGGCAAAAACACCGACACCACCAAAACCTTCAGGGGCGGCACGCTCTACATCGCCACCGCCGGCAGCGCCGCCAACCTGGCCGAGATCCCGGCTCGCTACGGCTACGGCGACGAAATCGACGACTGGGAAGACGACCTGCAAGGGCAGGGCGACCCCGTCGAAATCTTCGAAAACCGTGGCAGCACCTACGGCCGCAACCGCAAGTGGTACTACTCCAGCAGCCCGAAAAAGCCCGCTGGCGTGTCCAAGATCAACGACCTGTACCTGCGCGGCGACCAGCGCAAATACCTCGTGGCCTGCCCGCACTGCGGCCACCGGCACGCGCTGGTCTGGGCCAACATGCGCACCGACGAAGCCCTCACCTGGGCAAAGATGATGTGCCCCGACTGCGGCGCCCTCATCGAAGAGCACCACAAAGACGCCATGCTGGCCGGCGGCCAGTGGGTCGCCACCGCTGCAAGCCGCGACGGCACCATCAGCTTCACCATCTCGCAGCTGTACGCCCCCCTGGGCTGGACCAGCTGGCTCGAACTGGCCCGCCTGCACGACTCGGCCGAAGAAGCCCTGCGCCACGGTGACCACACCAAAATGCAGAGCTTCTACAACGCCCGCCTGGCGCTGTGCTACGACAGCTCCCGGGGCGTCACCACCGCAGAAGAACTGCGCGCCCGCGCCGAGCCATACCCACCCCGCGTCGTCCCTGCCGACGCCCTGGTACTCACCGCCACCGTCGACACCCAGCCCGACCGGCTCGAAGTGCAGATCGAAGCCTGGGGTCCGCAGATGGAACACTGGGTGCTCGACCACATCGTCCTGCCCGGCTCCCCCACCATGCCGCCCGAGCAACCCGGCAGCGTATGGCGCCGGCTCGACGAAATCATCGCCACCCCGCTCGTGCACGCCAGCGGCGTACTCATCCGCATCAGCGCCTACGGCATTGACTCCGGTGGAGCCAACACGCAAGACGTCTACAACTACGGCGCCCAGCGCCGGCACCTGGGCTGCGTCATCCTCAAAGGTGCCAGCCGGCCCAACCGGCCCATCATCGCCAGCAAACCCAGCCAGCAAGACGTGGAGTGGGGCGGCCGCGTGGCCGTAGGGTCTGCCGAACTGTGGTTTGTGGGTACCGACGTGGCCAAAGACTGGCTCTACAACCGCATGGAACTCACCGCCGGCCCCGGCGCCATGCACTTTCACAACAAGCTGACAGACGATTGGTTTGAACAGCTCACCGTAGAGCGCAAAGTGCGCAAAATGCGCGGCGGCGTGGTGGTCGAGGTGTGGCACAAAGACGACCACGCCCGCAACGAAGCCACCGACCTCAGCGTCTACAACCTCGCCATCGCCTTCAAACTGCGCCTGCACACCTGGAGCGCGCTCGACTGGCAGCGCCTGCGCAACAAGCTGGTGCCCGCCCACCTCACGCCAGACCTGTTTGCAAGTACTGCCGCCGATCAGGCGGCGCAAACCCTGCCAGCCCTGCCGGCCGGCGCAGATCCCGCAACAGAAGAAACCACCGCGCCCACCCAGAGCGCGCCACCCGTCGCAACGCCCGCGCCCCTCAAGGTGCACGCGCTGCCGCGCCAGATCACGCCCTACCAGCCACCCCGCCGCCCCACCGCCAGGCGCATCTACTCCAGAGGAATCCAATGACCGTGCCCACCCGGCTCGCCGCACCCGCCCCCGTTGCAGAGGCTGAAGAGCCCGACACCCTGCCCGCTGAAGACGGACACCTGCATGAGCTGTTTGAACAGTGGTCTGCCTGGAGCCGCACCCGCCGCTACTACGCGCCGCCCCCCACCAGCGGCACCATCCTGGGCAAACTCGCCAGCAAAACCCGGCCCCTCAGCAGCGGCCCGCCAGACGCCGCCTGCAACATGGACCTGGCCGCGCTGCACCTGGCCATCCTGGGCCAGCCGCGCGATGCGCTCGACACCCACGTCTTCTACGTGTACTACGTCTATCGCCCGGTCCACATCAAACGCGCCGCCGAGGCCCTGGGCATCAGCCGCCAGCACTTCTACCGCTTGCTCAAATCGTTCTGCACCCGCGTGCACGCCGTCAGCCAGGACATCGCCGGCTACAACCGCGCCACCAGGGCTGCGCTGCCGCATGCAACCGCCGAGGTCATCCAATGACAAGCCGCCCAAACCCGAGCCGCGACCAGGAAATTGCAGACCATGCCGCCGCGATTGACCGCCGGCTGGCCTGTTGGGCCGCATCAGGCCGTGAATGCAGCTGGTTCCCCGCCGACACCGACCGCGCCGCGTTCATAGAGCGCAACTGGCGCGCGCTTGAGCGTTCCAGAGCCGACTTGGCCAGTCGCCTGCCGGTGGGTCTGAGCGACGAAGAGCGCCGGAAAGCCGTGGCCGAGCGGATCAACTGGGAGCTGTTCGGCACGGATTTTGGTACCTCAGAGCCCCAGTTGCAGCCTTCTGTCAAGTACATCAAGCCATGGCTGCATAGCCTTTGGAATCGCATCAAGCGTTTTTTGGGCCATGCGGGGTGAGGCGATGGAATTCGATATCACTCGCTCGCACGCCACTGTCAGGCGCGCTTTCAGTTCTTCGGGATTTGGGTGCATGTCGAGCATGGTCACCAGTACCAGTCGCATGGCGTGTTGCTCGTGCTCAAGTTTTTCGAGTTGTTTGAGCTGCATTTCATTCATGGGGTTTCCTTCCGCAGATGGGTTGTGTGAGAACGGTCATCGTAAGACGGGCGGAAACCCCACCTTTTCTGCTCACCAGTTCATAGCTAAAAAGCACCATTCCACGCTGGCCAGGTGCCAAAAACATGCATATTTGACGCCTGCGGGCGCTCGGGGGTACACTTCGCCGGTCTCGAAAGAGATCGGGTTTTGCAGCCCGATACACCGCTGCGACGCAAGCCGCAGTATCCCCGCAGGGTCTGCGGCTTCGTTGTCTGTGCCTCCAGTTATGGTGGCTCGGACGGGGGGCCGAAAGGCCCGCCGGTTCGCGCAAGCGGTGTCCGGTCTGCAAACCCGTTCGAGTCACCGCCCCCGTTTTGCAGCGGGTGCGGTGGTTTTTGCAAACCACACCGCTTGGAGGCCATTCATGGCTCAACTCTCGCTCACCGGCGCCACCGCGCCCACCCTCACCGTCGTTGACGGCATCCCCACCACCACCAGCATCGAGGTCGCGCGCCACTTCGGCAAGCCGCACGACGAAGTGCTGCGCCGTATCCGCAACCTGCTGGAACAACTGCCGGACGCCTATCTCCGCAATTTTGCGGAGACAGAGACCGAGCGCCCAAGCCCGCTCAACGGCGCCCCTATCAAGTCCCCCGCTTACCGCATCACCCGCGACGGCTTCACGCTGCTGGCCATGGGTTTCACCGGCCAGAAGGCGCTGGGCTTCAAGCTCGCCTACATCGACGCCTTCAACCGCCTGGAGCGCGAACTGCACGAGCGCCCGCTCAACATCGAGCAGGCAATGGCCGGCGCCAACCTGATCGCCGCGCGCGTGCAGGTGGCTGTGTTCAAGCAGCTCATGGAGCATGGCGAGTGGGCACATGAACGCTGGCTGCTGTCGTTCAACTACTCGCGCGACGGCGCCATCCCCGCCGTGACCCGCATCGACCGCGACGCCCTGGTCATGAGCGTGGCCAAGCTGGCCCGCACCATCCCCGACCCGGCCCTGATGCTGGACAACACCGAACTCGCCAATCTGGCCGCAGCCTGCACGCAGCGGCTGGCCCGGCGCCTGAACCCACCCCAGGCGGCCATGCCCGCCACCTTCACCGGGGATTGCAATGCTTGATGTCACCACCGTCGCCACCGCAGTAACCATGACCAGTGTTGAACTGGTCGACTTCATCAACAGCCAGCGCGGCGCTGGCGAGCCCACGCTGGCGCACTATGACTTCCTGAAAAAGGTGCCGTTGGTGCTCGGAATAGATGCAGGAAAATTTTCCGTCATCTATTTGGACTCCATGAACCGGGAAAAACCGGCCTATCGGCTCCCCAAGCGCGAAGCCTGCCTGA